CCGCTGGCCTGGCGCACCGGAGGCGCCGGCGTCGTCGTCGGTCCCGGCTTTTTGCGGGCCTTCGTCTAGTGCGAGGTCGATCTGTGCCGTGATGTAGCCTGGCAACTTCTTCAGTTGGCGCACCTGGCGCGCGGAGAGGTGGTCGCGTTCGAGGCAATAGTCGCCGTCGTGAATGTTCTCGCCGCATGCTGGGTCAGGAAAGATGTTCCAGGGGTCTACCCATGCGGCGGCGGGCTTCACGTCCTCGCGGATCGTGATGGCGAGGCCGTCGCCGTCCTTGGTGACCGCGATGTGCTTGCAGGGCTTTGGATAGGGCGCCTTCAGCACGCCCACGCCGATGCGCGCGGCATCGAAGACCACCTTGCGCATTTCGGCCTGATACTGGCAGGCGACCATCCAATCGTAGATTCGCGTTTCGGCGGCCTTGGCCTTCTTTCGCGCGATCTCGATCGCTTCGAGTGCGAAGTCCCGCACCGTCACGGGCACCTGGCCGGCCGGCGTTCCCGGGGCGGCCGGTTGCCCCGCCGCGGATGCCGCCGCGGCGGGGGCTGGGGTTGGACCGACCGCCGACGGGGTAGGAGGCGGGGCCGAGACGGCAGGGACCGGGGCGGCTGGCGGTGACGGGGCGTTGGCTGACGCCGTTCCACCGCCTGTCGCTGCGCCCGGCTGTCCCGGCGGCGCAGCCTCGCCCGGTTGCAGCGGCCGGGTCAACGGCATTCCCAGGCCTTCGTGGTAGACTTGGCTCGTGTCCTCCTTGGCCCGGATCAGCTCGGGCACCGGCATTTCCGAGAACGAAAACGCCTTGTCGTCCGGCGGCAGCAGGATCTCGGCCAGTTTGGCGGCGCCGGCGTCGACGTAGCGCGCGGTCAGCCGCACGTACGCGGTGCTGCGGTGGTCGGTGGCAGGGGGCTTGCGGCCCGTCGTGACGGGGCCGTCGATCGACATGGGTTTGGCCCACCGCGAGTCCTGGAATTCGTGGCGGTTGGCGTCGTCGATGCCGATGTAGGCTTCCTCGGCTTCCTTCCAGGTGGTTTCGATCCCGGACGTGGTGCGCGCGGTCTTCGCCTCGTCCCGCTTCTGCGCGATCGCGAGGCTGATCTGGTCCAGGGTCGTGGCGTCCTCGGCCATGTGGGGGCCGATGATGTCCCGCACGTCGTCGGGCAGGTCGGCGAGTGTTTGCCGAGGCGTGGTGTCGGCCATATGGTCGCCTCGGCTGGAAGGGGGTCTGCGATGGTCGTCGCGGCGCCGTTGCTCATCGGTTCGGCCGTGCGCGCGAACCTGGCGCGGCTGCGCGAGGCGGCGGCAGCGCGGCCGATCGACGTGCTGGAGGTACGCGAGACGGTCAAAACGGAGGCCGGGCGGCGTGCGCACCAGGCGCGGATGGGCGCGCTTACGGTGGTCATTCCCGGCCCGTGGCCGTTCACCGTGACGTACTCGATCGACACGGGGCACCCGGCGGGGACATGCCGGCACATGAGCGTGGCGAACTACCGCGCCGGTCGCGTGCCGAGCGAGGAAGCTGTGCGCCTGTTGGCCGTCGAGCTTGGGTTCTCGGGCGGCCTTGAGGCGTGCCGGGTGTGGCCGGAACATCTGTCCGAAGGCGGCATCGCGATCAACGTGGTGCAGCCGATCGCCGTTGGCGGCGAGGCGTAGCCGATGACGGGCGCCGTGGTCATGCTGCGCCCCCGCGCGAACGAGCCCCTACAGTCTGTCGCAGAGCGTCTTGCGCGCGTCCTGATCAGCCGGTTGATCGCCGGGACCATTCCCAAGATCGACCTTGATGTGATCGAGGCTGCCTGCGACGCGCTCAAGCCGACCAGCAGGCTGCACCGAAATGTCCTGATCGACCTGACGGTGCGCTGCGTTGTCGAACTGGCCGCGGCGCAGTGACGTCAACGCGCCGATGCGCTGGCGTGCGTGAACGGCCGGCTCAGGTTCGGCAAAAGCCAATCGGCGCCCGCTGGGTGACGCGGTAGATCGGCACGCCCTGCGCGGTCACGAGGCCGGTGTCGTGCGGCGCATCGTTCGCCACCAGCACGTCACTCGTCGTCGGCCGCGTCCGCGGGCGCGCTGGCGCGGGCGACGTAGGCGCGCATCAGCCGTGGTTCGTGTCGGCCGCGTCGGCGTCGCGGGTGTCGTCCTGCGCCGCGCGCTCGTTCTCAACGTGCTCCGCGAGCCCCTGCGTCGAGCCCTGCCACCACGCTTTCGGCAGCGGCGTCGACATGGCGCCGGGTCCCTCCGTCTGGAACACCAGCGCCGACGCCTCCGGTTCGCTGCGCTTGTTCTGCGCCCGCCAGGTCTCGTGCAGCTGCTGGGCGACTTCGGCCGCCATCTTGGCTTCGGCGTAGGCCGCCTCAAGCTGTGCCTCGGTGACCGGGGGGTCCTCGATGATGGGAGTTGCGTTGACGCACACGGCATCGGGGTCGATGCCGAGCTTCGCGAGGATCGCGGCCCCGACGGCGTGGTCATTCCAGGCACGCCCCTCGCGGTGGAGTTCGATGACAAGCACGGTGCATTCGAGGTTGGTCATTGATCGCTTCCTATTGCCAGGTGAAAAACGCGGTCGCTGACTGCGTTTCGGTGAAACAGCCCGTGGTCGAGAACACCAGCACCACGCCGAGCGGGAAGTCCCACGCGGTGTCGGGGTCCGCGGTCACGGTGACGGTGGCGTTCGCGGCGACCACCACGCATTTGATCGGCTTGACCGTGCCGTTTCCGGGGTCGGCCGCCGCGTTCATGATCATGAAGTAGCCGGCCGAGCCGCCGGTGGTGATCGAGGCGCCGTGGATAAACAGGACGCCCTGCGGCACGACGACGCTGGTTGACACGGCCTGCGTGGCCTGCGGGGTAACGTGGGTGGGCGACACCTGGGTGTCGGCGCGCGCGATCGCCGGGCACGCCAGTAGCAGCGCCAGCGCCAGCACGGTTAGGGTGCGCATGTTTGTGAGGCTCCATCTGGGGGACGCGGCGCCATCGCGGCGCTGCAATCCGCGCTCGCCCACAGCGCGTTTGGGGTTAGGGTGGGGCGGCGGCGCCGGCTGCCGCGTTCGGGGGCGCCTTAATGGCCGATCGCAAATACCTGGAGGACCTGTCGCTGCGCCTGGCGGGCAATGGCAGGATTATGGAGTCCGGTTGGGTATCCCTGCGGCTGGAAGCGCTCCCGCTGAACACCCCTGCGGATCGCTTGCGGGAGATGCGCATGGCTTACATGGCCGGCGCTCAATACGTTTTGGGCGTGATGTCGTTCCTGGACGAAACAGGCCTGCGGCGCGGGATGGAGACTGTGAACCGGGAACTGGAAGGCGCCCGCAAGGAACTGGAGTCGTGGGTCCGGCGACCGAAGGGGTCAGCGTGAACGACGGGTGGAAGCCTCGGACCGGGCAGCTGAAGCGGATGGCGGCGGGGGCATGACGCACAACGATCGGCCGATCGACGATCCGAGGTTGCAGAAGGCCCTCAACGAGGTGAAAGCGGTGTTCGCGCGCTACGGCTTTGCCGGTGCGGCCATGCTCGTCGGCCCCGAGGAAGCGGCGTTCACCTATCACCTGCATGCGCCCTGGTCGGCGATACGGTTCGATCCGTCGACGCCGCTGGGATGGCGGTTCACCGCAAATTCGAAGGTGGCCGGCCGCGAGGAAACCGAGCGTCGGGTTGAGGGTGCGCTGCACACGATTTGCCAGCTTTCCGACTTTGGCGAGCAGACCACGGCCTGGATGGAAGACATGAAGTTGATGCTGCGGCGCGCGGGCATCGAGTTCGACCACACGCCGTTCAACGGCCGCCCGCTGCCGCACATCGGCCAGGAGCCGCCCGGATGAAAGTCACGATCGAAAGCACCAGCCGGTGCGTGACGTTGATCATCGACGGTCGCGAGGTTCCGGCCCGCGTCTGGCAGGGTCACACCGAAAGCGGAACGCCGGTGCAGTGCTTCATCACGCGGATCGCCCCGGAGATACCGACCTACGATCCGCGCATCGACGAACTGACGGCGGAATTCCAGCGCGACCTGAAACGCCAGGCCGCCCCGCGCCCGGAGGTCGCCGGCATTCCGCTGCGGCTGATCCTTTAGTCGGAGGTGCTGCGGCTTTGCTCTATCAGGCCCAGCAGCGCCCGCATCTCGCCGGACACCCGCGCATCGCCGGCCACCATGCGCTGGATCGAGCGCAGGATGTTCTTCTCGTCCCGATCGTCGCCGAGTTCCTTCATGCGCCGCGCCAAGCCGGACTGCGTGAGGCCGAGGCTGGCGATGCGGGCGCGGAACTCGCCGCGCTGTTCGCTCATGTCGCCGGTCACTTCCAGTAATGGCTGAAGATCGCGCCTGCGATCCCGCCCACAACAGATGTCGCGAGTATCCACGGCGCCAGCCAGCGATCCCGGTTTAGCTTACCTGCCTCCGCTATCAGCTTGCGTTGCTCGGCGATGAACTTCTCTCGTTCCTCTTGCAGCTTCAGCGATTCGGAGCGGTCCCGGTCGATCCGGGCAATGATCGCTCGCAAGTCGAGGCGGTCGCGGTAGTCCGCCGGCACGTCGCTCATCGGGTGGTTCCTCGGGCCCTCGACCCCATTGCCGAAGACAACCCCTATATACGTCAATATGACGTATACCGCAAGGTCCTAGCCCAGCATTCCCATGCTCGGGTCCACGTTGACGAAGCCGGCGACCGGGATAACCGCCGTGTCGCCGTCGTTGCGGATTTGATCGACAATCTCGGCCAGCGCGCCGAAAGCGTCGGCGCCGTGCGATGCCGCGTCGTGCGTCGGCGTGGTCGGCTCGTTCGTCGCTTTGGGGACGTTGCGCTTATAGCGCTTCAACCGGTCCATCAGGTTGCCGGCGCCGAGTAGCTGGTCGGGCCGGTCCGGCGGCGTGTCCAGCTTGCTGGTGTCGATGTAGACGCGCGGGAACATCATGCGCGCGGCCTTGATCCTCGCCTCGGGGTCCGAGCGCGGGATCACCTTCACGCGGCAGCCCAGGGCGCGGAGCGTCTTGACCGCGTTCGTGCCGCTGGTCGGATGGTGCTGCACGGCGTCGTGCGGCAGGTAGTCGGTGCCGATGCGGTAGCGGAGTGCCGCCATGGTCTGGATCATATCGGCGTAGGTCGCCTGCGAGTCCTCGATGTAGTTGACGACGCTGACCGCCGACGGCACCGGCTTCTGGACCATGATGACGGTCATCAGGTCATTCCAGCCGAGATCCCAGATGCGTTGCACTGGCAGGCGTGGATCGTAGGGCATCGGGCGGTAACGGCCGCCGCGGTTCATGTCGGCGATTTCGCGGCCGTAGATCGCGCCGGCGACGAAGGTGCGCGGCAAGCCTTCCCAGATGTTGTCGTATTCCAACGGGCTGTGCACCAGGTCGTACTGGCGGAGCCGTTCGTTCTCGGCGGTCATCCAGCCGCAGGCTACAGCGTCGCGCCAGTTCATTTCGACGACGCGCGCGCCGGCCGGCGGGTGCACGACGAAGCGCTCCCACGCTTCCCCGGAGTCGAGGTCGGGATTGAACGCGACCCACGCCTCGGCGCCCGCGGTTCTGAACAGCGTGGGCAACGCGATCTGGAAGGATCGCTTGCTGATGGATTGGGCTTCCTCGAACCAGAAGATATCGAAGCCCTCGTAGCTTTTCATGCTTTCGGCGGTCTGGTCGGACAGCCCAGAGAACCGGAACAGGGTGTCGCGGCCCACGCCGCGGATCGCGTTGTCGGTCACGCGGTAGCGGCTCTCGTAGCCGAGCCGCGTGATCTGGTCGGCCAGCAGCAGATGCACGGAGTCGATCAGGGACTTCTGGACTTCGCGGACGCACAGGATGCGCAAACCTTGATGGATACCGAGCGTCAGCAGCGCCCGGGCAAAGTTCCAGGATTTCAGCGAGCCGCGGCCGCCGTAGGCGACCTTGTAGCTGTGCATCTCCAACAAGAACGCCAGCTTGCGCGGCAGCTGCAGGGGGACGATGCGCACCGGGCGCGCGACGGTGGCGGCCATGTGAATAGAACCTGCATAATTTGCGTCGGCTTTGGCGTTGGCCGCCGGGCGCCAGCGTCACCCCACCAGTTCGACGCGC